GAGCAATTAGAAGACCCGGGACCTCCACACGACAGGGAGGAGGATGTAAGGGATATACAGGAATATGATGTATCAGAGCATCAATTCGAGTTGGAGAAAGAAAAAACGCAGAAATACCCACCAATAGGCAACGAGTACGCAACAAGATTTGCGGTGAATGAACGGAAGAAGAAGCCTATGTCCATAACACGTAAGGACGAAGATGTCGTGATGACAACAAAGAGGACATTTACACGAAGGGTGCAGAGAAAGCTAGCGGCGGATGACATCTCGGTGGTACAGAGGGTGTTGTTGGCACAGCTCTCACCGGCGACGATACAACAGGACACAGTGATGTTCACGGCATCAGTGAAGATAAACGCAAATTGGGTCTTGTCGACGTTGCGGGCGGTGGCCGGACCGGACGGGGACACGGCGGGTGGAGTGGTGTATTTGAACCCGAAAAACGTACCTCTGCCAGCACTGGGGCTATTCCCAGGGGTCATTGACATGGGGCAGAATAGGACACTGGTTGCGGGCATGAACGTGACCGGACCAACACTGAATGCGGGGATATTCATTACACAGACACCAATTACGGTACAAGAACAGAAGCAGAAGCTTTTCTCAATGAACATAGGCGACCGTATAATGGCATCAGTACTAGGTAATACGGCGCTGGCGACAGGACAGTCATGGAATGCAGCAGTACAATTGGTGGGTATAGAACCAAATCCAGGCCCATCAGGGCCGACGAACAAAGAGATGCACGCACAGAACGGGAACATCGATGTACAGGTTTACGACCCAATACGTCAAATATACTCAATACACGAGCAGGGACACGAGGAAGCCACAGCAGACCAAGAGAATTCGGAGAACACATACTGGCCGCTGGCAACAGACGAGAGATATGTGGACCCGGACGAATGGATCAAACGGGTGGAAGAGGAGACGCAGATAATGATGGGTGCGTTGTGCAGGGCGGCGAAGTCACACTCACAGGTAGGTGGGGATTGGCTGCGCTACGCAATGGGATGTGTAGTGTTAGACGTAAACCCAGCGGAAATGAACTACGAGGTAAGTATACCACAGACGAAGGAGTTACAAGCATGGGCAACCAAACCAAAGGAGGAAAGAGAACGTAGACTGAGCTCACGTCAGGGGAGGTCGGGTATGACGGCAGAGGAAAAAGCCGCTAAGAAGGCTAGGGGCGGATGGACACCAGCGAAGCCCGAGGACGTGGCACAGAACAAAGCAATTGAGCAAGTAATACAAATGGTGGAAACCGACGTGGTATCGGCGTTCTACGCAATTGCGGTCTCGGGCGCACACGATCTGTTAGAACCACTGACAGCACGGTTGGAAACAGTGCGGGGACAGAATGTGAACACCTTGGTGGAGGTGTTCCAACAATACCTATTGGGCGGATACGATAGGGATGATTTGATAGATGACCTGTCAGTAGTTGACAAGGTACTAAACCACCACCTAAGTCGCGACTTCATACGCAAAGTTGAGCCAACATGTTCCACACCGTCAAGTTTACTTGAGGCAGTGGCGGATGCAGCAAATAAGGTTCAACATACAACAAATGGTAACATCGACGGGTGGGGAGAAGCCCAAGCACGGGGTAATAACGCACGACAACATGCAACTAATGGTAACACAGAGAGTGGGGGTGGCATGCCGGGGGGGGAGGGTGGAGCAGAGAACCCGGCGTCAATGCGCACAGTACCGGAGAATGATAGCAACAAGGGAACAGCAAAGCCACAGGATTACAGAGAAAAGGTGAAAGAGGCAGTGAAGTCAAGTGTCTTTGCATACCTCAAGGCAGAACTAGCAAAGGCAATATTGGTGCCAGACCCAATATTCAATACATCAGTGAATGCAGTAGCGGAAATCGTACGCCAGTGGGCACAGGTGCAGGGTAGGCAGGCAACATCACAAAACGGCACAGGTGGAAATCTCCTAGATGGGTATCCAGAAATGTGGGTGGGCGGGGTCGCCTACAACGACGGTACGGACTACGCTTTCATAGATGCGTATAGTATTGTTAGTCCAACAGCAGGGTTGAACACCAAGTATACGGGGTCGCCAGCAACATCGGCGATAGAGGCGGCAACACGGGTAGGCGACATACCGGCAATATCACCAATACTTAGGGTGAACACAACAGTCACGGATGGTGACGCACTGCAACGTATGATATTTGACAGCGAGGCAAAGATGAAGTCAAACACCGGTGGCTCATCAGCAAGGTCACTGTTGCCGACTTTCCTATATTCAGCCGCCTTTGCACCATTGTTTACGGGAGAGAACGCACTGGACATAGCAAATACTATACTAGTGTTAGACAACGCAGCACCACTGTTCAGCACGACATGGTACCCAATGGAAGATCCACCGACATTGGCCCAACCCGACATCGAGGCATGTATATGCACATATTCAGACTTTTGTGCTATAAGGTGGGGAGATAGCGAAGAACCAATTGCAGGGTTCAATTCGGATCAGTGGGGTGTGACCGTTGCTGTGGTACCGATAGTTAGGTCGAATTTCTCGAGGGGAAACTTGGTGGCACAAAAGACATTGAACAGATTAGCGTTCCCCTATCTGCAGATAGCTACGTCAGCATCAATGACAGACGAGGCAGGTAATATAGTTTTTGCAACGCAAAGCGCACCATCGTCTGCTACAAATACAGGGATACCGGGACCAACAAGTAAAGTATTATTTGTGTTGTGCGACGAAACGAATAAGGGAAGCACGCCGAACTTGGATTTAACTGTGGGGCCACCGGGTGCAACGGTGTTAGTAAACTATCCACAGGAATCAATTTTCGCGGCGAGCATAGACATCGGGGCAGCCTTAACGGCCACAATGGCCGATGCTAACTGGGCCCAGGCATTGAGCGACTCAATAGAGGACTGGTGTAAGACAGTTGGTTCATTCGGCGACTACGCGAGCGCGCTGATTGCAGCGGCGGATCATGCATTCCAGGTTCCAGCACCAATGGTTATGGTGAATCAAACACTAATCGGCGGGTTAATCGACGAAACAGCCTCAGTACCTACGTGGAATACAACGGACATGAACGCAGCATACGGGACAGCAAATGTCGACAACAAAGCGAATGGGAGGACACACCCGATGGACATGTTCTGCACAACTGCCTTGATGGAAATATCACACCAGGAACTAACGGTGTGTAGCATCGGACAGTTGTCGCCAGTGACAGAAGTGGATGTATCAGCAAACAACTACTTACCATTGATGAGGGTCAGAACACCACTATCACAGAACCTGGGCGCGGTGGTGTCATCGCTGAGGAGAATAGCGAGGGTATTGAGTCAAATGGTGGACGCTGCGTGCTATGACTGCGGAGTAAACGCACTGGAGCTGTGGCAACCAAATCAAGGGGCTAATGTAGGGGGTGGCGACACGGGTGAGATAAACTTATTTTGGACAGCTATGGGGGAACAGATGACGCTAGCGTGCAGAGAGGCGGGGGCAGACACGATACTGTACGACTACTCAACGCTATCATCGAGGGATAACGCGTATTGGCTAAACGAAATTGGACAAACTGCAAGTGAGCCCGTGTTATTGACACCACTGTCAGTGGGATGGGCAAGGGTGCCCAAACACATAATTTCAAGGTTTTGCGACTGGGTCCCACCGCAAATCAATAAGACAACGAAATTGGGAGAGTTGGGTTTAGGACAGGGCTTCCCGACACTGTTGGACTCGTTCTCTATATTGGCGGATGACCCACCCGAGATGTCGAGCGAAAAGTCGGAAGGGTGGATGGTGCTAGCGAACAGGGCAGGTGTGTTCCAAACGCCGAGGCCGGAGGCGTTCCTGGGGAACTGCAATCCAACGGGGGCGGCAAAGCACGTACTGGGATTCCCGGTAACAACACCAACGTACGGCGTTGCAACGGCCATTGCGTTGGCAAATTTCGGGGTCCCGAACCCATTAAATTTTAAGGCACGGGACCCACCACTGTTTGCGCCTATCCCGATCGCATCATTTTACTTGGCACAAGATTACAAGCTGTTCTACTACGGAAACGATTTCTCGAACGTGGACAGAAACACAATCCAAGACTACACCATGACAACGATGAAGGTAGCAAACACAAGGAAGGAGGTAAGGATAGCACCTGCGGGGGGACAGAACAGGACGATATCCAAGATGGCAATGATGACAAACAAGAAGGGGACATCCTGATGGGGTGGCTCGCACAATAAGGTACTCGAGGCGATGGCACCTTGGGTGGCCGTATTGGGGCGAGCAGTCGTAAAGAACCTGAGGCTCTCGGGGTTGGCAGAGGTTATGGCCCTGCTTCCATCTCGTAAAGAGGGACTTCAAGAACTGAGCGACTGGGTCGCCACCTCTCAATCTGGAGGTGAACTGGAGGATGATGTCCCCGGTCTAACGGACGAACAGGTCGCAAGGCAACGTTCGAGGTTGGGCACGCTGGATATGTTTAAGGGGTGGGGGGAGGCTACTGGGCGAGTGTTCAGCACATATTGGAGGGGAATACCTGCTGAGGCAAGACGACAGTTACACCTCCTACTAACGAGGGCGAAGCTGCTGAGGCCAGTCGAACAGGGATGGCTAATGGATAAGTTTAAGAAACTTGCGGGTATGGCGAAACGCTTCAGGGACGAACTGTTTGGGGAGTGGTGGAAGTATTACGTTGACTTGGGTGCAGCACGAGACGTGCAACCAACCGTAGACATAGCACAGTTTGTGGACGATATACGGGACTGGTGCCAGGGTGAGGTGGTCCATGCGGTGGCGGGAAACGAAGAACGATTTGACGAACTATTTAGAGCGGGGGTTAGACGTTTTCTCACGTTGGCACCGTGTAGACAGTCGCAGAGACAGAACCTGTCACCAATGGA